CAGTGAACACTATGGAAGAACACAGACTGGATCGTATAGAGCAAAAGCTCGACAAGCTGACTGAAGCTGTATCACAGATTGCTCGTGTCGAAGAGCAGATTCTATCTGTGTTCAAGCGCATGGATCGTCACGAGAAAAGACTAGACGATCAGGAGGATGACATACGAGAGCTAGAGAGTGCTGTAGTAGCTAACTCAAGCTCAGTAAAGAACGCTGAACGCTTCTTCTGGGTTGCTGTTAGTGCGTGTGTATCGCTTCTCGTGTACATGGTTAAGTAACGTATGTGGACTGCACTAATTAACCCCCTAGCTACTCTGGCAAAAACATGGCTGACCAATCGTCATGAGCAATCACAAGCCAAGCACGTAGCTAAGATGGAGGTAATCAAAAACACAGCCACATGGGAACAAGAGATGGCAGCGGCCAGTGCTACCTCGTGGAAAGACGAGTGGTTTACTGTTGTGTTGTCACTGCCTTTGCTAGCTGTATGTTACGGAGTTGCTATGGATGATTTGAGCATTATGCAACGTGTTGGTTTGGCTTTTGACGAGCTAGACAAGTTACCTGAGTACTACCAGTACCTGTTGTACGTGGCTGTTACTGCCAGCTTTGGCATCCGTGGTGCTGATAAGTTGCTTGCGTTAAAGGGGAAGAAGTAAATGGCTCAACCCGGAGATATAATCTACAGAAAAATAGGCGGTGTTGATGTTCCGTTTATTAAACAGCCTGATGGTAGATATGTGCGAGCAGAGGGCTATGAAGGTCAAGGTTCTGATAATACAAGTTCTGGGTTTGAAGGGCCGGGCTTTTTTGCAGGAGGACAAGCAGGCGCTATTAGTGGTGTCCTTGGGGCAACAGGACCAACAACGTCTCCTGCAGGCAAAGCAGCTATAGATCGTTTACAAAACCAAGCAGACAGAGAAGCCTGTAATGCTTCTGGTGGTTTTTATACACAGGGTGGAGCGTGTCTTAGCGGACAAGAAGCAGAAGATCAAGTTAATAAAATCTTAAACAACCCTGATGCTCCTGATGTACTAAAACAAAAAGCAGAAGCGTGGCAAGAAAGAAACGCTAGTGAACCAGAAGATACTGATACAGGTGAAGACACAAGTGCAATATCAGATGAAAATGCGATTGCTTCTGTTTTGGCTACAGTGCCTGAAAAGCTTAAAGGAATTATTACTGCAGACAATGTAATTAAAGTCCTTGAAGAAGGGGCCAAGATGAACGACCCCATGACTAAAATTAAAAAGGCTATGGGTGCTGGTGTTCAGTTTGAATGGCCCGGAGATTGGAGAAACTGGAAAGTTTTTGGACCGCTTGCTATTCCCGGTGTGCCGCTGCCTCCCGGTATTATTGATATAACTATAGGAGAAGTAATAGACGCTGTTGGAGACATTGGCGGTTTTATTAGCAACCCTTTAGGAAAACTAGGTGAGTTAGGAACTACGATAAAAAACAAGGTTGAGGGTGTTTTTGGAGGAAGCGTAACTGATCCCGGTTGGGGTGGCACATTAGGTGGTTTTGAAGATTGGGTTAAAGGAGTTTTAGGCAATGTTGTAGGCGGTGCAGTTCTTGTAGATATATATGATGATGTTAAAGATGTTTTTACTACTGAAACCAATACATCTGTTGTTCCGGGTGGTACAGAAACAGACGACGAAGGCTCAGATGATATTTTTACTGACACTACTGCTGATACCACTACCGGCTCAAGTACTATAGACGATGGTGGTGGTAGCATTGATCTAGGTGGTGGTGGTAGCACTGATATAGGTGGTGGTAGCACTGATATAGGTGGTGGTAGCACTGATATAGGTGGTGGTAGCACTGATATAGGTGGTGGTGGTGTCACTGATGTAGGTGGTGGTGTCACTGATGTAGGTGGTGGTGTCACTAATATAGGTGGTGGTGGTGTCACTGATGTAGGTGGTGGTAGTGTTCTTGAACAGTCAGAAGACCCAGTAGAGATAGGTGGAACGCCTACACCTAGTAGTGGCGGAGGTGGTGTTAGTGGTGGTACAGGTATGTTTGAGCCACAAACCATAGGAATGCCGGGCATGGGCGATCCAGCGTTGCTTGCTGCACTAGAATTTCCAGTTGAAAACTTTTTACAACAATACGTAAAAGGAACGGGCAACCAAAATACTAGCATAACTAGCTTGTTTGAGGACTACTTAGCATGACATATTTAGATTTAGTAAACAATGTCCTTAGACGTTTGCGAGAGGATGAAGTAACAACTGTCAACGCTAACACATATAGTAAGATGGTCAGTGACTTTATTAATGACGCTAAGAACTTTGTGCAGAACGCTTGGGATTGGTCACAACTTAGGTCAACTCTTACGATTACTACAGCTGCTGATGACTACACGTACTCGCTTACAGGGTCACAGGACTACGGTAAGATCCTGCACCTGATTAACGATACGTCTAACTTGACTATGGAGTACCGTCCTCAGTCTTGGTTTGATGAGCAGTACCTGATTAACACACCAGCCTCTGGCGCACCTGAGTACTACACGTTTAACGGTGTTGATACCAACGGTGACTCACAGATTGATGTGTACCCTAAGCCTGACGGTGTGTACTCTTTAAAGGCTAAGATTGTTCTTAGAAACACTGACATGGCTACTGACTCAGATACGCTTGCTGTTCCTAGCCAACCCGTGATTCACATGGCAGTAGCACTGCTGGCGCGTGAGCGAGGTGAGACAGGCGGTACATCTACTCCTGAGTACTTTGCTATCGCTGACAAATATCTATCAGATGCCATCGCTATGGATGCACAGAAGCACCCTGACGAAACCATCTGGTACACCCCGTAGGAGTACGTATGGCACAGCCACTACAAAGTATTAACTTAGTTGCTCCTGCGTTCAAGGGGATCAACACAGAGGATTCTCCTATTGCACAGGATCCGTCCTTTGCTGAAGTTGCGGACAACGCAATCATTGACAGGCGTGGTCGTTTGGCTTCACGTAAGGGTAATGCTGTTGTTACCACAGACAACACTGTTTTAGGTGTTGACTATCTGCACAACGTACACGAGTTTTACGACAGTGCGGGTAACGAGGTAATCTTTAGTGCTGGTAACAACAAGATTATGACAGGCACAACTACTCTGGTTGACGCAACGCCGGGGTCGTACACGATTAGTGCTAACGATTGGAAGATATTTAACTTCAACGATCACGCTTACTTTTTCCAACGTGGCTACGAGCCTCTGGTGTACAGCAATACACTAGGTGCAGTGACTAAGATGTCCAGTGTTGCTGGTGCGTCTGTAACTTCTGCACAGTACGCTAACGAAGCCATTGCAGCTTACGGACGAGTGTGGTGCGTAGGTAACGCCAGTGATGACAACACTGTCTACTGGTCTGATCTGTTGATTGGTCACGACTTTGCTGGTGGATCTAGTGGTTCTATTGATGTATCTAAGGCGTGGCCTAACGGGTTTGACAAGGTTGTAGCCATTGCAGCACACAACGGGCTGTTGATTATCTTTGGTGAAAACAACACGCTTGTGTACGCCAACGCAGAAAGCCCTGCATCTATGGAGATACGTGATGCTATTCCGGGTGTCGGCTGTGTAGATCGCAAGAGCGTACAGAACATTGGTACTGACTTGATCTTCTTGACTCAGACAGGCTTGCGCAGCCTTGGTAGAACCATACAGGAAAAGTCTCTTCCTATTACAGACTTGAGCAGAAACATCAAGCAGGAGATCATTGCTAACACATTGGCTACCGCAGTTCCTGTAAGTTCTGTGTACAGCCCTGAGAACTACTTCTACCTGTTGTGCTTCCCAGACCTCAATCTTGTCTATTGTTTTGACGTTAGGGGCTTGTTAGACAACGGGTCGTACAGAGTAACACGATGGCCTAGTGTGGACTTCAAGAGTTTCCACAGGGACAGGAACGGTGACATATACATTGGTACTACAGCTGGACTAGGAAGGCACGAAAACTATTTAGACAGTGGTAACTCTTATCGTTTCAGGTACTTCAGCCCCGGCCTTACCTTTGGTGACCCAGCACGAATCAAGATGCTGAAGAAGATTAGACCCACTTTGATTGGAGGAAACAACTCAGACATATTTCTCAAGTGGGCTTACGACTTTTCAACATCAGCCAGCAGTAGCACGTTTAGAACTAGTTCTGATGTTCCGGGTTTCTTTGGTCAGTCTGAGTACAACATTGCTGAATACTCTGAAGAGGCTATTACTCTGAGTAGAAACTCACTGAACACCACAGGCTACGGCTCAGTAGTCAGCGTAGGACTTGAGACAGACATAAACGGTTACGCTCTGTCCATACAGGAAATGAATGTATTAGCACTTGTAGGTAAAACGATATGATAAATTACGATAAAAACAGGGGTACTTACTAATGGGGTTTTTAAGTGATATTGTAGAAGCCTTTGTTCCCAGCAACATTGAGAATCTCTACACTGCAGACCTCCCACAAGCTACGGCTCCTGATGTTTCGTTTCAGCCGTTTACCGTTACAGGTGGTGGAGGAACAATTACAGCAGGACCAACTGGAACATCGTATGCTCTAGGTGGCACTGGACAGCAACTTCAGAGTGCTCTTGAGTCTGAGGCGTTAGCTAAGTTTGGCGCTACACCAGCAGGTGTTGGTCAGATAGGAGGCGCTGCTGAACAAGCGATGGGCGTTGGTGGGCAATTCATGGGCCAAGTTGGTATGCCTATGGGTGCTAGAGAACAAGAAGTGTATGACCGTATCAGGGCTACACAGCTTGGTGAAGAAGAAAGACAGAGGCTTGCATTAGAAG